ATGACAAAGCCCGACCTTTCAGATGCGAGGGAGAAGCTAAACCGCGCATGCGATCACATTGCGAACGTAGAGGCTCAAATCAACGCCTTTTTGGCGACAGACTTCTACCGATTGAGATTTGAACCGGATCAGCGGGAAGGACGCATTGAAGTTATTTTTGATTCTCTCCATCAGCCCACCAAGCGCATCAACTCCTTGATAGGTGACGCCATTGGGAATTTGCGCAGTACCCTCGATTATCTCGTCGTAGCGCTTACCTACCCACATACCGGCAAGACCGATGGTACGGGGTTCCCATTTGCCGACGATGCAAATGGCTTCGCCGGTGAGGTGCGGTCCTCCAGGTGCCTCGGACCTTGCGACGTAGCCGTTCAAGACATCTTCATCAATGAAATTCAGGCTTACAAGGGTGGGCAAGGGCACACCTTCTGGGTCCTGAATAAGCTCCGCAACATCGACAAGCACAGGCTGCTTTTGAGTGCCGCGCAAATGGCTGGGGTCACCATGTCGTGGAAAGATAGAAATGGGAACGTCTTCACCAACTGCGGGATGGGGGTAGAAGCAGGCCAAAGCGGCTGCTTTATCAGTGCCCCGCTCAACCACATCCAAATCACAGACAATCCACGCCCCACCTTTAACATAACGCTGGAAGAGCCTCCGACGATCAACGGTGCCCCTGTCGTTGAATTCCTTCAAATCGCGAGCCGCGCCACGGAAAGCCTCTTGAATCGTTTCTAAGCTTGCCTTGAATTCTGGCGTACAAGCCCTGAGCGCGGTAGCACCGAGAGCTGGGTCTGCGCGGAGCGCGTCCATCCAATTTTCTTCTAAATCTGCCGCCAGCCTGTCACCGCGAATCATAGGATTATCTTCCTTGGTACGTCAAGTGCATAATTAGGAAAAAAGTCCTTGACACCGTGACGGGGCTTTGGTAGGGTTCGGCTATCGTCGGACAGTTGCGCCAGGGCGGCCGGTCGGGTCGGAGGTGCGGGGGTGTTGCGAGACATCGCCAATGTCCGCGACAGGCGAAATCCTGGACGACGAAGTTCCAGACGACGAAAAACCCAAACACAAGAAAACGAACGGGATCGGTTGATGGTGCTGGCTGCGGCGGCGCGCTGGGCGGCGGCGCGGCGCGTTTTCGAGGACGGTAAAGCGGGGTTTGCCACGATCGCGCAGCTGACGGGCTGCGGCGAGGCCAGCCTGGCCCGCCGCGTCCGGCGCGAGGGCTGGCGGGCGCCGCAGCAGACCGAGATCACGTCGGACCATCTGGCGCGGCTGCGGCGCGAGCTGGCGCGCTGGATCGGCCGTATCGAGACACTCGGCGCCGCGCTCGAGGCCGGGGAGGGCGGGGTCGACAAGGCCGATCTCGACGCCGCGCTGGCGGCGTTTCGCGCCCTGGAGAAGGCCGAGGACATGGCCCGCGCCCAGATGACGGAAGACACCATAGACAATGACGCCGAAAAGGCCGCCGTCCTGGAGAAGATCAACCAGCGCATCGTCGCGCTCGCCCACGAATTCGCCGCCGAGATCGTCGACCGAGGCGGCGGCGGCGGCGCGAGCGGCGGGATGGACGCCGAGCCTGGATGAGGCCTGGACGATCCGCCGCGAATGGGTGGTTTTTGCCCGCGCGCGGCAATATCCGCTGCTGTGGCCGCCCGGCCGCTCCTGGCTGGTGCTGGGCGGGCGCGGGGCGGGCAAGACGCGTCTGGGAGCGGAATGGGTCGACGCGCTGGTGCGCGGCCTGCCGCCCTTCGCCCACCGCAAATACGGCCGGCTGGCGCTGATCGGCGAGACGCTGGCCGACGTGCGCGAGGTGATGATCGACGGGCTGTCGGGGATCGCCGCCCGCGCCCGGCAGGCGCGGCCGCGCTACGAGCCCTCGCGGCGGCGGCTGGTGTGGCCGGGCGGGGCGACGGCGCAGATCTTTTCCTCGGAGGATCCCGAAAGCCTGCGCGGGCCGCAATTCGACGCCGCCTGGTGCGACGAGGCCGGCAAATGGCGCCATGCCGAGGCCTGTTTCGACATGCTGCAGTTCGGCCTGCGGGTCGGGCCGGCGCCGAAACAGCTGATCACCACCACGCCGCGGCCGATCCCGCTGCTGCGCCGGCTGCTGGCCGACCCGGCGGTGACGGTGACGCGCATGAAGACGGCCGACAACCAGGCCAATCTGGCGGCCGGCTTCGTCGACAGGCTGCGGACCCGCTACGGCGGCACGCGGCTCGGCCGCCAGGAACTCGACGGCGAGATGATCGCCGACCGCGAGGACGCGTTGTGGTCGCGGCAGATGGTGGAGGCGGCGTTTCGCCCCGGCACGGCGGCCCTGGCGCGCATCGTGGTGGCGGTCGACCCGCCGGCGAGCGCGCGCCGCACCTCGGACGCCTGCGGCATCGTGGTGGCCGGTGCGACGGCCGACGGCGAGGCGGTGGTGATCGCGGATGCGACGCTGCGCCGGGCAAGGCCGCATGACTGGGCAAGCCGCGTGGCCGCGCTCTATCACCGCCACCGGGCCGACCGGGTGGTGGTCGAGGTCAACCAGGGCGGCGACATGGTCGAGGCGGTTATCCGCAATGTCGACGCCGCCGTGGCGGTCAAGCCGGTCAGGGCGAGCCGCGGCAAGTGGCTGCGCGCCGAGCCGGTGGCCGCGCTCTACGAGCAGGGGCGGGTGCGCCACGCCGCGCGCTTTCCCGAGCTGGAGGACGAAATGTGCGATTTCGGCCCGGACGGGCTTGCCGGCGGCCGCTCGCCCGACCGGCTCGACGCGCTGGTGTGGGCGCTGAGCGAACTGCTGCTGGCCGCGCGCGGCAATCCGCGCATCCGCGACATCCGATAGACGGGACAAGGCGATGAGAGTGAACTGGCCGTGGGCGAGGCGCCCGCGGCACGGGCAGGCCCGTGTCGAAAACAAGCAGGCCGCACCGTCCGGCTTTCTGGCGCTGCACATGCAGGGCCAGGCGCGCTGGACGCGGCGCGACTATGGCGCGCTCGCCCGCGAGGGGTTCATGCGCAACCCGGTCGTGCATCGCTGCGTGCGGCTGATCGCCGAGGCCGCCGCCGCAGTGCCGTTCGTGCTTTACGAGGGCGAGGCCGAGCACGGGGACCACCCGTTGCTCGATCTTCTGGAGGCGCCCAATCCGCGCCAGGCCGGCGGCGCCTTCATGGAAGCGCTCTACGGGCATCTGTTGCTGTCGGGCAGCGCCTATGTCGAGCTGATCGGCGGCGGCACGCAAACGCGCGAACTGCATTTGCTGCGGCCCGACCGGGTGGCGGTGGCGACCGACGAGGCCGGCTGGCCGGTGGCGCTCGACTATCGCGGCGGCGGCGCCAAGCGGCGCATCGCGCTCGGCCGGCCGGGCGAGGGGGCGGCGCAGTTTCGCCTGTTTCACCCGCTCGACGACCATTACGGCTTTCCGCCGCTGGAGGCGGCGCTGATGGCGCTCGACATCCACAACGCGGCCGGGTGCTGGAACAAGGCGCTGCTCGACAATTCGGCCCGTCCCTCGGGGGCGTTGATCTATGCGCCCAAGGACGGGACCAACCTGACGGAGGAGCAGTTCGAGCGGCTGAAGGCCGAGCTCGAGGACGGGTATGGCGGCGCCAGCCGGGCCGGGCGGCCGCTGCTTCTGGAAGGCGGGCTCGACTGGAAGGCGATGGGGCTGTCGCCCAAGGACATGGATTTTCTGGAGGCCCGCAACGGGGCCGCGCGCGACATCGCGCTCGCCTTCGGGGTGCCGCCGATGCTGCTGGGCATTCCCGGCGACAACACCTATGCCAATTACGCCGAGGCCAACCGCGCCCTGTATCGCCTGACGATCCTGCCGCTGGTCGGCCGCATCGCCAGGGACCTGTCGGCTTTTCTGGGCGGGACGGGGACGGGCCTGCGGCTGTGGTACGACGCCGACCGTATCGAGGGCCTGGCGAGCGAGCGCGAGGCGCTGTGGCGGCGCGTCGACGCGGCGAGCTTCCTCGGCGACGACGAAAAGCGCGAGGCGGTCGGCTATCCGCCGAGGGGGGGCTAGCGGCCAAGGCCGGGTTTCGCCCCGACCAGCCGCGCGTGCCGAAGGGCAATCCCGATGGCGGCCAGTGGACCGACGAGGGTAGCGGTGCGCGGGTGATACCGGTTCAGGCCAGGCCGCCTGGCGGTCGCGGCGGCCCGCGCCGTGTCGGGGGACGCTGGCGAAACGTGCCGCCGGCGCAGGCGACACAGCTGGCAATCAGCAACAGCCGCATGCGTGCGGCCGTGCAGCGTGTACGGGAACTCGATCCTAGATGGAAACCGCGTCCGAGTGCGTACGAGACGGTGGAGGGTGAGATTGCCGCCAACCGGGCAGCGATGCGCGAGGCCGAAGCCAGGCTGCTGGAACTGCAGCGCATGGGGATCGGACCGGGTCCATACGCCAAGGAATCGCTGCCGGCGCGCAGCCCCGGACGAAACTGGACAGCGGAGGAAATTCGCGAGATCAATCGCATCGGACGCAAGTTTGGCTGCCACACGTGCGGCACGAAGGATCCGGGGACACCGAGGTCAAACTTCATTGGAGACTATCAGGATCCAACGGGCTTGAACACTACCGGTCGCGCTGGGAGGATTTTCCCCCACTGCTTGGCCTGTAGCCGACGCCAAGGTGGATTTGTTGCATCGCTGGTCAGGGGAAGGGGCGGAAAATGAGATCGATAAGGTTTGCTCCATCCAACTCGATCGTGTTCGTTGAAGACGCCAGCGGCGGCGAACCGCCTGAACGCGACAGTGATGCCCTGGTTCATGCCAGCCCGTCCTGCGTCTCAGTCGGCTGCTATCCGGAAATCGATGGCGAGACGGAAATCGCCCTGGGTCCAGTCGAGGAAGCGCCCGACGGATTAGACTTGGTTTTTGAGGGTGCCGTCGCGACGCCGACCCGAACCCTGGCGGTCAACACGGTCATGGCGGAGGAACTGCTTGGGGCCGCTGTTCCCGAAAAGACGACGCGACTGCGTATCTGGGTTGATCATCAGACCTGGCCGAAACGTGTCGTGATCGGTTGGCGGTAGGTCGCGAGGCCGAGGCAGGGCTGCTGGAACTGCAGCGCATGGGGATCGGGCCGGGTCCATACGCCAAGGAATTGCTGCCGGCGCGCGGTCCCGGTCGAAACTGGACAGCGGAGGAAATCCGCGAGATCAATCGCATCGGACGCAAATACGGGTGTCACACGTGCGGGACGAAGGATCCGGGGACACCGGTGGTCTGGTTGAGGATTGAATAGCCGGGTCCGAATCTGGCTCAACCATCCCGAGTCGGCCGACAAGCTTGTTGTCGGCTGGGGCTGAGCCAGGACCTCTAATGACAGCACACGAGCACCCGGCGAACCTCGACCGGGGATGATCGAGTGCTGCCAGGCCCGGCATCGTGCCGCCGCGTTTCAGCAAAATCGGAGAAGGACTTGACCGACGTACCGGATGCCGCCTGGCAATGGGCGGCCAAGGGCGCGGGCGCGGTGGCGGGGTCTGCCGTCTCGCTCGCCTACATGTTGCCGCGAACCCGGCGCGAAGCGGCGATCCGCTTCGCCGTCGGGGTGGTCTGCGGCCTGGTGTTCGGCACCGTCGCCGGGCTCAAAATCGCCGACGAACTCGGCATCGCCGACGCGATCGGCACCGCTGAGACCATGTTGATGGGCGCGGGCGCCGCGAGCCTGTGCGCCTGGTGGGCGCTGGGGCTCGTCATGCGCCTCCTGCAGCGCTGGCCCGCGGGCGGGCGTGTGCCGGACGCGGGAGGGAAACGCGATGAACGTTGAGACGGCGCGGACGAGGGACGCGGCCGGCTGGGCCCGCCCCGGCGCGGGCGCCGGCAAAGGCGGCCGTTTTCGCGGTTACGCCAGCCTGTTCGGCCGGCTCGACCAGGGCCGCGATCTGATCGAGCCGGGCGCGTTTGCGCGCGCGCTGGCCGAGAAGGGACCGGGCGGCATCCGCATGCTGTTCCAGCACGATCCGGCCCAGCCGATCGGGCGCTGGCTCGCCCTGCGCGAGGACACGCGCGGCCTGTTCGTCGAAGGCGTGCTGTCGCCGGGTGTCGGGCGGGCGCGCGAGGTGCGCGCGCTGATTGCCGAAGGCGCCATCGACGGATTGTCGATCGGCTTTCGCACCGTGCGCGCGGCGCGCGAGCCGCGCCGGCGCGTGCGCCGCATCCTGGAGGCCGATCTGTGGGAAATCTCGGTCGTGACCTTCCCGATGCTGACCGGCGCCCGCGTCGAGGCGATCGGCCCCGATAGCGAGGCGACTTCGCCGCCGGGCGATCTCGCCGGCATCATCCGCGCTGCAACATTCTTGATCGAAGGAAAGGAACCGCAATGACGCAAAAGAGCATCGCCGCTCCCGAACACAAGGCCGAAACCGGCGCATCGCGGGAGATCGCGCCGGCCTTCGCCGAATTCATGCACGCCTTCGAGGCGTTCAAGCAGACCAATGACGAGCGTCTGGCCGCCGTCGAGGGCAAGGCGGCCGGCGACGTGCTGGTGGAGGAGCGGCTCGAACGCATTTCCGAGGCGCTCGGCGACCAGCGCCGGCGCCTCGACGGGCTGCTGATCGGCAAGGCGCGTCCGGCACTCGGCGGGGCCGGCTTCGCGGCCGGCGCGTCCGGCGAGCACAAGGACGCCTTCCATGCCTATATGCGCTCCGGCGACGACCGCGCCCTGCGGGCGCTCGACACCAAGGCGATGTCCTACGGCTCGGGCCAGGACGGCGGTTATCTGGTGCCCCACGAGACGGAGGCCGCGATCGGCAAGCGGCTGGCCGCGCTGTCGCCGATCCGCGGTATCGCCTCGGTGCGGCAGGTATCGGGCGCGGTGCTGAAAAAGCCCTTCGCGCTGACCGGGCCGGCGGTCGGCTGGGTCGGCGAGACGGCGGCACGGCCCGAGACGACCAGCGCGACCCTGGCCGAGCTGCAGTTTCCGACCATGGAGATCTACGCCATGCCGGCGGCGACCGCGTCGCTGCTCGACGATAGCGCGATCGACCTCGACGACTGGATCACCGGCGAGATCGAGACCGCCTTTGCCGAGCAGGAAGGCGTGGCCTTCGTCGCCGGCGACGGCATCAACAAGCCGCGCGGCTTTCTCGATTACGACCAGGTTGGCGAAAGCGCCTGGGTGTGGGGCAAGCTCGGTTACGTGGCGACCGGGGTCGACGGCGCGCTGCCGGCGAGCGACGCCTCCGACGTGCTGATCGACACGATCTATGCGCTGAAGGCCGGCTACCGGCAGAATGCCGGCTGGGTGATGAACCGCAAGACGCAGGCCGCGATCCGCAAGCTCAAGGACGCCGACGGAAATTATCTGTGGCAGCCGCCGGCGAGCCCCGGCAGCCGGGCCATGCTGATGGGTTTCCCGCTGGTCGAGGCCGAGGACATGCCCGATATCGCCAGCAATGCCACCGCGGTCGCCTTCGGCGATTTCGGCCGCGGCTACCTGGTGGTCGATCGTACCGGCGTGCGGGTGCTGCGCGATCCCTACTCGGCCAAGCCCTACGTGCTGTTTTACACCACCAAGCGGGTCGGCGGCGGCGTGCAGGACTTCGACGCCATCAAGCTGCTGAAATTCGGCGTGTCCTGATTTGCGATCCGCTTCGCCATGGCGTCCTGGCGCCATGGCTCACGGCTCCGGCCAGTGCCGGAGCCGCTTCGTTTCAAAAAAAAATCCCAACGACGAAGGATCTTCGATGGCGTTGTATCGCACCGTCGCGCCGCCGGTCGAGCCGCTGACCGTGGCCGAATGCCGGGCGTTTCTGCGCCTCGACCACACGGCCGAGGACGATCTGATCACCGGTCTTATCCGGGCGGCGCGCGAGGAGGTGGAGCGGCATGCCGGTCTTGCGCTGATCGACCAGGACTGGCGGCTGGTGCTCGACGGCTGGCCGCCAGGCGGGGTGGCGCATCTGCGCCGGCACCCGGTGCGCGAAATCCTGTCCGTCACGATCTATGACGAAGAGGGCGCCGCGTCGCTTGCCGACCCCGCCGACTATCAGCTCGACGGGCTGTCGCGGCCGGCGCGGCTTTTCATGCGCGAGCCGGCAAGGCCGGGACTGGCGATGAACGGAATCGAAATCGATTTCCGCGCCGGGTTCGGCGCTTCGGGCGTCGATGTGCCCGATCTGCTGAAGCGGGCGATGACGCTGCTTGTGTCGCACTGGTACGAGTTCCGCGCCGCGTTCGGTGCACGCGACCAGCCGGTGTCGCTGCCCGACGGCTATCAGCGGCTGATGGCGGCCTATCGGCCGAAAGCGCTGCTGTGAGGCGCGCGCGCATCGATCCCGGCGCGCTGCGCACGCGGCTGACGCTGGAGGTTGCCGAGACGGTCGTCGACGCGACGGGAGGTCATGTCGAAAACTGGAACGCGGTGGCGACGCTCTTTGCCCGGCTCGAGCCGGTCGCCGCATCGAGCCGCTTCGGTCCCGACCAGCGCATCGAGCGGGTGACGCACCACATCACCATCCGCCATCGCGACGACGTGGCGAGCGGCATGCGTTTTCGCGCCGGCGCGCGGCTGTTTGCGATCCGCCATCTGCACGATCCTGACGAGAGCGGCCGCTATCTCGTCTGCCAGAGCGAGGAGGAGGGACGATGAAACTTGCCATGCGCCTGACGCTGGACGGTCTGGTGCGGGTTCTCAGGAACCGGGCGCATGCGCGCGCCGATGAACGGGTGAAGCAAGATCACGCCCGGCGGCTTCGGGCTGCGAGCGGAAAAAAGGCCGCAGGCGCGCCCGACCCGCGCATGCCGCAGGCGGGAGGCGCGCATGGCGGCCGCAGCGATTGAACTGCAGGCGGCCGTTCATGCGGCGCTGAGCGCCGACGCCGGCCTGACGGCGCGGTTGGGCGGCGCGCGCATCTACGATCACGCACCGGCCAACGTGCCGTTTCCCTATGTCACCTTCGGTCGCACCAGCGTTTACGACTGGAGCACCGGCACCGAGAACGGCACCGAGCAGCTTTTCAGCCTGCATGTGTGGTCGAAGGCACGCGGCAAGGCCGAAGCGCTTGAGATCATGGAGCTGATCAAGCCGCGCCTGGCCGACCAACCGGTGCCGCTGGCGGAAGGCAGGCTGGTCCTGATGCGGCACGACTTCGCCGAGGTGCGCTACGACGACGACCTCGCCCTTTACCGGGGCGTAATGCGATTTCGCGCGCTGATCGAGGCGGCGGGCTGAGCGCCGGCGGCGCCACCACGAATTCTCACCAAACGAAAGGACCGTGTTCATGGCTGCGCAGAAGGGCAGGGACCTGTTGCTGAAGCTCGACATCGACGGGATGGGCGGATTTCTGACCGTCGCCGGTCTCAGGGCGCGGCGGCTGGCGTTCAACAGCGAGACGGTCGACATCACCGATTCCGACTCGGCCGGACGCTGGCGCGAACTGCTTGCCGGCTCGGGCGTGCAGCGCGCATCGGTGAGCGGATCGGGCATCTTCAAGGACGCGCAGTCGGATGCCGAGATCCGCGCCCGCTTCTTTGCCGGCGCGACCGCCGACTGGCAGATCGTTGTGCCTGACTTCGGCACGGTGGAGGGGCCCTTCCAGATCACCGCGCTGGAATATGCCGGCACTCACGATGCCGAAGTGACGTTCGAACTGGCGCTCGAATCGGCCGGCGCGATCGGCTTTTCGGCAAGCTGATGATCATCAATCCGCAGCGCGGCGAGATCGCCGCCGAGCTCGACGGCAGGCGTTACCGCTTGTGCCTGACGCTGGGCGCGCTGGCCGAACTGGAGGCCGGTTTCGAGGCGGGCGACCTGCAGACGCTCGTCAAGCGGATCGCGAGCGGCCGGCTTTCGGCCCGTGACCTAGCACGCATTGTCGGTGCGGGCCTGCGCGGCGGTGGCGCGTCGCTCACCGACGAGGAGGTGATGGCGATGGCGGTCGACGGCGGCGTGGCCGGCTTTGCCGAGATCGTGGCGCGGCTTCTCACCGCCACCTTCGCGGCGGCGGACGCCGTGCCGGCGGAGCCGCGCGACGGAGCCGCAAATACGACGTGACGACGGGCAAGCGGGCGGCAGCGATGGATTGGTCACGACTGATGGCGATCGGCTTCGGCGTCTTGCGACTGTCGCCGGCCCAATTCTGGGCCATGACGCCGAAGGAGTTCGCCTGCGCGAGCGGGCTTGTCGTGCGCGGTGCCGGCGCGGTGCCGGACCGCGCCGCTCTCGAAGCGTTGATGACACGGTTTCCAGACCAGCGAGTTAGGGACAGACATGGATGATACCGCGCGGATCGACCTGGAATTCGACGCCGAGTCCGTACGCAAGGTCTTCGACGACCTCAAAAGCCTGTCGGACGATTTCGGCGCGCGCCTGACGAACGCGTTCAAACGGGCCGCCTTCAGCGGCCGGGCGCTGGAGGACGTGTTGCGCCGCCTCGCCCTCAGCCTGTCGGAGATGGCGCTCGGCAAGGCGCTGGCGCCGCTGCAGAACCTGATCGGCGCGGGCATGTCCAGCCTGTTCGACATGTTGCTGAAGGCCGTTCCGCACGCCAAAGGCGGGGTTCCGGGCAAACCGACCCGGTTCGCCGCTGGCGGGGTGGTGTCGCAACCGACCTATTTTCCAATGCCGGGCGGACTGGGCCTGATGGGCGAGGCCGGCGCGGAGGCTATCCTGCCGCTTGCGCGCGGCGCCGACGGACGCTTGGGTGTGGCTGCGGGCGGGACGACAGCGCCGGTCAATATCGTCTTCAACGTGACGACGCCGGACGCCGCCTCGTTCCGCAAATCCGAAGCGCAGATCACCGGCATGATCGCGCGCGCCGCCTCGCGCGGCGCACGCTCGCTGTGATCGGACCGGGTCGACAGGCAAAACGGGGGAGGCGGCATTGGCCGAACTTGACGCGTTTCATGAGGTGCTGTTCCCAAGCGCGGTGTCTTTCGGGGCGACCGGCGGGCCGGTGCGGCGCAACGAGATCGTGACGCTGACCTCCGGCCGGGAAAGGCGCAATGCCAGGTTTGCCGAGTCCAGGCGCAGCTACGATGCCGGCACCGGGCTGCGTTCGCTTGATGACGTCTATGCGGTATTGGCCTTTTTCGAGGCGCGGCGCGGATCGCTGCACGGTTTCCGCTTTCGCGATCCGTTCGACCGCAAATCCTGCGCGCCGCACGAAACGCCGTCCGCCCTCGACCAGACGATCGGAACCGGCGACGGCGCGACCGCCGCCTATCAGCTGATCAAGATTTACGGTTCGGGACCGGACGCCTATCAGCGCCCGATCCGCAAGCCGGTCGAGGGCACCGTCAGCGTCGCGGTGGACGGCGCGGGTGGGGTGGCGGGCGTCGACTTCACGGTCGATGCCACCACCGGGCTGGTCGTATTCGAGCCCGCCTCGATCCCCCAGGCCGGCCTGTCGGTCACGGCCGGTTACGAATTCGACGTCCCGGTCCGCTTCGATAGCGAGGCGCTGTCGGTCAACCTTGCCGCTTTCAAGGCCGGCCAGATTCCTGCCATTCCCCTGATCGAGGTTCTGTCGTGAGCGGCTTTTCGCCCGACCTTCTGGCGCATTTGCAACGCGATGTGACGACTGTGTGCCATTGCTGGCGCGTCGTGCGGGCCGACGCGACGGTTCTGGGGTTCACCGACCACGACCGTCCGCTGGTCGTCGACGGCACGCCGTGCGCGCCGGATTCGGGGTTTTCCGCCAGCGAAACGCGCGAAAGCCTCGGACTGTCGGTCGACACGCTCGATATCGAAGGCGCGCTGTTTTCGGCCGATCTCGATGCCGGGGAAATCGCAGCCGGGCGTTTCGACGGGGCGACCGTCGAGACCTTTCTGGTCAACTGGCGCGCGCCCGACCAACACGCATTGCTGCGCAAGGCGGTGATTGGCAGGATCACGCTGGAGGACGGACGTTTTCGCGCCGAGCTGGAAAGCCAGAAGCGCCATCTCGACCAGCCGCGCGGACGCTGGTTCCGCCGCGGCTGCGATGCGGAACTGGGCGACGGGCGTTGCGGCGTCGCCCTCGACCAGCCCGCTTTTGCCGGCGAGGGGACGGTGAGCGCCGTCGTCACCGCCGACATGGTGGCGGTCGACGGCATCGAGACGTTCGAGCCCGCCTGGTTTTCCAATGGTATCCTGACCTGTCTCGACGGGCCGCTGGCGGGGGCGCGCCATCGCATTCTTGCGCATCGGCGCGGCAGCGCGGCCGACGAACTGGTGATCTGGCGTGATACTGCGCCTCTGCCGCCTCCCGGTACGGCGGTGGCGCTGCGCGCCGGCTGCGACAAGCGGTTTTCCACCTGCAAGGCGAAATTCGGCAATCATCTGAATTTCCGCGGCTTTCCGCATCTGCCGGGCAACGATGTCGCCTATGGGTACGCGACGCCGGACGAAACCTTCGACGGGAGCCCATTGGTGCCATGAGCGTGAAGCCGGCATCGAACGGGTCGGTTGGCGCGCGGGTCGTCGCCGAAGCGCTCGATTGGGTGGGAACCCCCTACCGTCATCAGGGATCGAAAAAGGGCGTCGGCTGCGATTGCCTGGGACTGGTGCGTGGCGTCTGGCGCGCGCTCTACGAAGACGAACCCGAGCCGGTCGAAGCATACGCGCCTGACTGGGCGGAAGCGGGCGGACGCGACCGCCTGCTGGACGCGGCGCGCCGCTATTGTCGCGAGCGTCCGCTGGCCGGAGCCGCGGCCGGCGACCTGGTTCTGTTTCGCTGGAAACCGGCGCTGCCGGCCAAACATGCCGGCATCCTACTTGCGCCGGATCGTTTCGTGCACGCCTATCAGGGCCATGCGGTGACCGTCTCCGCGCTCGTGCCGCAATGGCGCCGCCGCATCGCCGGCGTGTTCTCGTTTCCCGAACCCGACTGAGGGCAAGTCTTGGCCACACTCCTGCTACAGGCCGCCGGCGCCTATCTCGGCGGTTTTCTGGGCGCGACCGGCGTCACCATCGGTACCGCCGCCGGCGCGCTCGCCGGCTATGCCCTGGACCGCTATGTGCTGGGCGGGACGCGCACGCGGGAAGGACCGCGGCTGAAAGGTGCGCAGCCGTTCTCGGCTGAGGATGGAACGCCCGTGCCCCGGCTTTACGGCACCGCGCGGCTGGGCGGCACGCTGATTTGGGCGACGCGGTTCGAAGAAACCCGCACCTCCGAGCGCCAGGGCGGCAAGGGCGGTCCGCGCGTCAATACCTACACCTATTTCGCCAACGCGGCGTTCGCCCTGTGCGAGGGTGAGATCGCGACGATCCGCCGGGTGTGGGCCGACGGCCGCGAACTCGACCTGACCGCGGTGACGATGCGTCTTTATCGCGGCAGCGAGGATCAGCCGCCCGATCCGTTGATCGAGGCCAAGCAGGGCGCGGGCAACGCTCCGGCCTATCGCGGGATAGCCTATGTGGTGTTCGAACGCCTACCGCTTGAGGCGTATGGCAACCGCCTGCCGCAGCTCCAGTTCGAAGTCATCCGCCCTGTCGGTCCCCTGTGCGGCCAGGTGCGCGCCGTCGCGCTGATCCCGGGATCGACCCAGTTCGGCTACGCGCCGGGCGAGGTCAGCCAGAGCGTCCAGGTGGGCGAGGCCGGGCTCGTCAACCGGCACGTGCTTTACGCCGCCAGCGATTTCGAAGCCTCGCTCGACGAACTGGTCGCCACCTGTCCGAACCTGACAAACGTCGCCCTGGTGGCGACCTGGTTCGGCAATGATCTGAGGGCCGGACAGTGCCGTATCCGGCCCGGCATCGCCGACCCGTCGGTCGCCGCCGCGTCTGTTCCTTGGGAAGCAGGCGGGCTCGGCCCGACCGAGGCCGACATCGTCTCGCAGGACGCGGGCCGCGCCGCCTATGGCGGCACGCCGTCGGATCTGTCGGTGATCCAGGCGATCGGCGCCTTGAAGGCTCGCGGCCTGAAGGTCACGCTCTACCCCTTCATCATGATGGACGTGCCGGCCGGCAATACGCTTCCAGACCCTTATGGCGGCTCCGCCCAGGCGCGTTATCCATGGCGTGGCCGCATCACGTGCGATCCGGCGCCGGGCCGGCCTCAAAGCGCCGACAAAACCGCCTCCGCGCGCGGCCAGGCCGATCTGTTCATGGGCGCGGCGACGGCGGCCGACTTTTCGATTGAAGACGGAATGGCCCGGTATGCCGGCGATCCGCAGGACTGGGGCTATCGCCGTTTCGTGCTGCATTACGCGATGCTGGCGCAGGCGGCCGGTGGCGTCGACGCCTTCCTGATCGGCTCCGAACTGCCCGGCCTGACGACGCTGCGCGATCAAACCGACGCTTATCCGGTGGTCGAAGCGCTGTGCGATCTGGCGGCGCAGGTGCGTCTCGTCGTCGGCGCGCCGACCAAGATCAGCTACGGCGCGGACTGGAGGGAATATTTCGGCCACCAGCCGTCAGATGGCAGCGGCGACGTCTATTTCCATCTCGATCCGCTGTGGGCCCATCCGGCCATCGATGCGATCGGCATCGACAATTACCTGCCGCTGGCCGACTGGCGCGACGGCGATCATGCCGGCGCCAGTCCCGATGGCGCCTCGGGTCCTTACGACGCCAAGGCGCTGCGGGCGGCGATCGCCGGGGGCGAGGGGTACGACTGGCATTATGTAAGCGAGGCGGCGCGCTTGATGCGCGAGCGCAGCGCCATCACCGACGGCGCCTACGGCAAGCCGTGGGTGTTCCGCCCCAAGGATATCGTCTCGTGGTGGTCGAACCCGCATCATGATCGCCCGGGCGGGGTGGAGGCGGCGACGCCGACGGCGTTCGTGCCCCGTTCGAAGCCGATCTGGTTCACCGAACTCGGTTGTCCGGCCTGCGACAAGGGGCCGAACCAGCCCAATGTGTTCGTCGATCCCAAATCCGCCGAAAGCGCATTGCCGTATTTTTCCAATGGCGGCCGCTCGGACCTCGCCCAACATCGTTTCCTGCGCACCCATCTCGATCATTGGGACGAGGCGGTCGTCGGCTTCGACGAGACCGACAATCCGGTGTCGGGCGCCTATGGCGGGCGCATGGTCGACCGGGAGCGGATCTATCTGTGGGCCTGGGACGCGCGGCCATTTCCCGTCTTCCCGCTGGCCACGGACATCTGGGGCGACGGCGGCAACTGGCCGCTCGGCCATTGGCTGAACGGGCGCGTGGCCAATCCGACGGTCGCCGACCTGGTCAACGCGGTTCTGGCCGATCACGGCCTGCCGTTGGCCGACACGACCGATGCCGGCGGCACGCTGGTCGGCTATGTGGTCGTCCAGCCGTCCACGGCGCGCGCGGTGCTGGAGGAACTGGCCGAAATCTACGGGTTGGCCGTGATCGAGGCGGCCGGCGTACTTGTCGTGCGCGACGTCGAAACGCTGCCGGGCCAGGCGGTCGAGGTCACAGACCTCGTTGCACGGGATCCCGAGCCGGTGGTCACGCATATGCGCGCGCCGCCCCACGACCAGCCCGGCGAGGTGATGCTCGCCTTTCGCGACCCCATGCGCGACTACCAGGCCGCGACCGCACGTCATGTCCGTCCGGACGCTAGCAATAACCGTCAGGAGACGCTGTCTTTTTCGGGAAACCTGGAAGAGGGCGCGGCCCGAACGATCGCCGTCGACTGGCAGCGCCGGCATTGGCGGGGACGCGAGACGGTAGCCTTTTTCGTGCCGGCGAGCGAGCGGTTGCTCGTGGTCGGCTCGCTGGTCACCTTGCCGCAGGTCGGGCTCACCGGCGAATTCCTGGTGACCGGGATCGAGGAGGGGCTGGTCCGCCACGTCGAGGCGCGGTGTGTTGAACGCGTGCCGAAAACCCCCGATATCCCCGCGCCGAGCGACATTCCTGCCCGCCTGCCGAACGCGGTCGCGGCACCGTTCGCCGTGTTTTTGGACCTGCCGCTGATGGCCGCCGCCGACGAGCCGCACCGGCAATTGCAGATCGCCGCGTGGGCGCGGCCGTGGCGGTCACAACGCGTCTTCGCCTCGCCCGAGGGGACCGGTTTCGACGAGCGCGCCGATCTCGACCGGCCGGCGGTCGTCGGCGTGCTTGTCACCGATCTGGCCAGCGGGCCGGTCGGGCGTATCGACCGGGCAAACAGTCCGCGCGTGCAGTTACGCGGCGGCGAACTTGCGAGCGTGTCCACCATCCAAATGCTGAACGGTGCCAATGCGGTCGCCATCAGGGCGGATAACGGCGTCTGGGAAATCGTCCAGTTCGAGACAGCCGTCGAGACGGCCCCGAATATCTGGCAACTGGGCGGGTTGCTGCGCGGACAGCTCGGCACCGAGGACGCGACGGCCGCCGGCGCCGCGGCTGGCGCGCCGTTCATTGTTTTGGACGCTGCCGTCCGTCCGGCGGGATTGCGCGTCCAGGAGGTCGGGCTGCCGCTTCACTGGCTGATCGGTCCGGCCGGCGCGGATTTCGGCGGCTCGACCTTTGCGGCGGCCCATCTCGGCGGCGGCGTGCGCGCGGCCAAACCGCTGGCGCCGGTTCACCTCGCCGTCAGGCCGCAACCCGGCGGCGATCTGATGATCCGCTGGATACGCCGCGGCCGGATTGCCGCCGACAGTTGGGAGCCGGCCGAAATCCCGCTCGGCGAGGAGGCGGAGGCCTACCGGGTCGAAATCCGTAATCCCGCCGGTGCCCTCGTGCGCGCTGCCGAAACGACCGTGCCGCACTGGACCTATCCGACCGCCGACATCCTCGCCGATTTCGCCACCACGCCGGCCGAGGCCGATATCGTCGTGATGCAGAAGAAGGGTCCCGCCGGCGCCCCTGGCCTGAAGGCGGTCCTGCGGGCCGAAATCGGCTGAGGCCGTCGCTTCTTTGCCACCTGTTCAACCGCCATCCGACCCAAAGAAAGGAGACGTCTCCATGAACGCAACCAAACCCTGGTATATGTCGCGCACCGTTTGGGCATCGCTCATCACGGTGCTGACTGGGACTGCCGGCCTGTTCGGCTTGCCGCTTGGCGAGGTCGACGACGCCGCGTTGACCGAGACCGTGCTGGAAACCGTCACCGCGATTTCGGGAATTTTCGCCCTTTTCGGCCGATTGTCCGCGACGACGAAAATCGGCTAGGCTTGCGGAAATTAGCAACACCGAGGCCAATCCCGGCTGAGCAGGGGAAAAAAACGTGTCCGGACTGGGCGACAAGGCCGCTTCGAGCCGCGCATGTTCATTCCGCGTTCAGCCGCGGCCGGCTAGAAGAACGCCATGAACGGTTTTTTTCCCCATCTCAGGAACGCGGTCCTGGCGCTTGCCGTGGCGATGACCGGTCCCGCGCACGCCACCCTGCTTGCGCAGGCCCCGAGCGTGCCGGCCTATATCCACACGATCGCCGCCGATTGTAACGCGATCGGCCGGTCGGTGGCCTCCAGCGCCGGCGGCCAGCTTCGCAAGGCGGTAGCCGTCGACCAGGGCGGGCGCACGGTGTGTATCATCACCTATACGGTGCCCAGCAAGGACGGCAAGCCGCCGCGCCGCGTGCAGACCACCGTGAACGCGGGATAG